TGAGGGGGGTCTGCGGCGTCTTTCCGGTGGCTTGACTGGCGTTGTTCGTTGCTGTTCGGCCGCTGCCTCAAGCTGCGACCAGAGACTGGCCCTGTTGTAGCGGCGCTTGACCAACTCCAATGCAGCTAACGCATAAACGCAAAGGTCGAGGGGTTCGTTGCGAGCACCGCTGGGCTTCTCCCAGCTGAGCACCTGGAAGCCTTTGACGGTCTTGGGCACCAGCCGCTCGCAGGTGAGGCCCTGCAAGAAGTCCTCAGTCACGTCGATTCCGAAATGGATCGCACCAGGGCCGGTGCTGTCCTTCTTCAGACGGGCGTAGATCGTGCGCTTCAGCGTGTCGCCGCCAACCATGTAAAGCGTGAGGCCGCGCTTGATCAAACGACCGCGCCAGTTCACGTCCACTTTGGTGCCCTTGCCCAGGGCCGGTGCTGCCTTGGTGCTGCTGCCCTTGATCGCCACCACGCCCTCAGCCGCTCGGGCTCGGCAGAACTCATAGGCCTCTTGGGTGAAATGGCCGCCGGTATCTACGGCACAGTGCCGCACGGTCATCACGCCGCCACCTTCGCGGGGCCATTGCGTCTTGCGGATGCTGTCGATCTGCTGCCACACGTCGTCATAGGCCGGGCTGCCCTCGACCTTCTGGTGCCAGATGCGCCACATCTCCTCACCGCGGCCGAAGCCCCAGACGGTGGTCTCTAGCCATGTGTCCTGCACGTCCACCGCCATCAGCAGGAGAATGACGCCCTCAGGGCAGGTGCCGCTGCTGTAGCCATCGCTCTGTGCTCGAGCTATCAGGCCATCGGCATTGATGGCGGCCACGGCCTCATCCTCCCAGGCCTCGGCGGCCCGTTTGTTGACCCAGCCCTTCAGCAAAAGCGGGTCAGTTTTGGCCCGCAGAAACTCATCGCGGATCTGCCCCCAGCTGGTCCAGCCGGCCGGGGCGTACCAAGCCGGTAGGTGGAAGCCAGCGGTGATGCCGTCGCCCTTGGCAGTCGCCTGCCATTGCGCACCGGCCAGCATCGCGGTCTTGTGATGCTCGCTCACGCGCTCACCGCAGGCAGGGCACTGCGCGAACACCTCACCATCAGGCGTGTCCCATTTCATGTGCTCACGCCAACGCAACACCTCTAGGGCACCGCAGCAGGGCATCCGCATGGCCAGCTGCCGGCGATCACTGCGCTGCTCGAACTCGTGCGTGATGCGGCACATGCCGCGGGTTCCGGGTGTGCTTGTGATCAGCACCTTTCCCATCGGGAAGGTGGAAGTGCGGGCCTCGGCGTTCTCAAGCGGGTCGCCCTTGTCGTCTGCTTCAAAGGGGTAGGAGCTCACCTCATCGGCTAGCAGGTAGGCCGCTGGCATTGATTGCAGGCCGCTGCCGCTGTTCGCCCCTGTGAGCACAAACAATCCACCGCGGAACTCCTTGAGGAACATCGTGTTGCCGCTGTCGCGTGCTCTAGGAGCTGCGATCAATTCAGACAAGGCTGGCGTTTCACGCAGCAGCGGTTCCAGTCGCTGCCGATTGAGACGCTTCGCCATGTCCAGCGTGGGCTGCACCAGCAACGTGGGCGCCGGCCACAGATGGATGATCGCGCCAAGCCAGTTCAGCACCACCTCCGTCTTGCCAAGTTGGCTGCCAAACATCAGCACCACGCGCCGGTAGGGGCTAGTGGGGCTCAAACACTCCATCGGCTCGCGCAGGTACGGCGTGCGATCTGTGCGCCAGGGGCCAGGCTCAGCTGAGCCCTTGGTGCTCAACACACGATGACGATCGGCCCATTGATCCACGGTCATCGGATCAGCAGGTCGCAGGCCCTCACGAAAAGCCTCGGTGTAAATCAGCGCAGCATCAGCCATCAGCCAAACTCCTGAGCGCCACCCGTAGCTCTTCAGTTAGCAGCGTGTGGCATTGGCGGGCGTCAGTGGTGCCGGCCAGCTGCGCAGCCAGACGATCAGGAATGGCCATGATGCTGTCCCGCACACCGCGAGCCAGCTTGAACGCTGCAGCCTTCACTTCGCTGGCGGGAACCAGTTCACCGCGGCCTTGTAACGCTTCCAGCCTTGCCTTTTCGGCTTTGTAATGCTCGTGCCTAGCGCGGCTCTCATTCAGGTCGGGGATTTGATCTTCTGGCAACGCATCGATCAAGGCCTTCAGTTCCACTGGCTTCGTGGCCGGTGGTGGTATGTCAATCGGGTCTGGCCTGCGCACCTTGCTGCCTGGTGTAGCCCTGGTGTTCTTGTCCCAAAGCTCTAGGGCCAGATCACGATCCAGCCAGCGCTTGCCATCCTTCTCAACCACCGCCGAGGCGATCCTGCTTTTGCTGGCGTGAGTGACCGCAGCCTTGGTGCAGCCCTTGATCATTGCCAGCTCAGCAAAGGTGATCAGCACTGAGTTAACTAAACTGGAGTTAAGTTAACCGCCCACTTAACCCGATGGGCAGTTGGTGTTGCCAAATATGGCCAAAACCATTGCGGCGCAGTGGTTTAGCGGGTCCGTGATCTGCCGCTAGAAAAATATCGGGCGTTGCGATGACCCGCAGGCTCTGCCCCCAGAAGAACCTGCGGCATGGGGGGGGGTGACCCTGATGCGCTGAGAGGCGACTGTGTGACCCTCTAACCGCGTGCAACGTTGGCGCTGAGGTATTGACGCAGGTAGACGCCGAAGCGGCGCTCTGCGACCTTGGTGCCGATCTCCGTGAGGGGGAAGACGGGACGGTAGGAGGGCAGGTCCACTGAGATAAACAGGGGCTTGAGCTTGCCGGCGCGTGTGCGCTGGTAGATGCCGGGCGGGCGAGCGTCGCCCGTGGGGCGGCCGATGAAGACGCTGTTGACGCCCTTGGTGGCCACCTGCTGGCTGATCTTGCGGATGTTGGCCAGGGAGACGTTGCCGTAGGCGTTGGTGCGCTGTGCAGCAGGCACCAGGGCATTGCCTTGAGGCAGGGTGCCAGTGGTGAGGGATTGCAGGCGCAGCTCGAAGGGCTTCTGTCCACGTGTGCCGCCTGTGATGTTGCGACCGATGTATGGCTTGCGCTTGCGATCGGGGTAGACCTCAACGATCAGGTTGCGCTTGGTGCTCTTGCGTACGAGGAAAGTGCGCTGGATGAATTTGGTAGGCCGATCGAAGTATTGACGTGTTGCGCCGTTCAGTGATGTGCGTGCATCGAAGCCAGTGGCGTTAAGTGCCTGGCTGATCGAGAAGGGCAGCTGCTTGGTCATGGCATCCGTCCAGCGCACCGCCTTGGGTAGCTCTGATCGGATGTCGAGGGTGATGGAAGCCATGGGATGCGGGTGTGAAGCCCTGGCGATCTCACGCGCCAGGGCGGTGTGCTCTCGTCACCGGGTTGCCCCAGCTGATCGTAGGGAGCTCAGAAGGGGAACTCTGCTGCTGGGTCGTAGTCGAGATCGGAATGTTCAACATATAACGCGCGCGCAGGCGCAGGTGCGCACGCGCGCAGGTCCATCCCTTCGGGAGGAGGGAGGAGTTCACGGGAGCTTGGGAGAACGTGTCGGGAGGAATCGGGAGAAAGTTGGGAGTTTGGGAAGTCAGTTGTTGCAAGGCTTTTGGAGGAAGCGGTTTTTGATCGGGATAAATCGGGAGTTTCTGTGGAGTCGTTTTTTTCAGTTGTAGCAAGGGATTTCAGAACTTTTATCCCGAAATAAGAAAAAGAGTCACCCCCTATAGAGAGAGAGTTATCTGTTGAGACTCTTGAGTCTTGTCTTGAGACAGCTGTGTGCTGTGCCAGGGCGTAGATGCCGCGCATTCCTTTCGGCCTGACAACGGCCGGCGATGCGCCAGCGCACATGGCGCTGAGGGTGTTGGCGACGGTCTTGGCACTGCGGCCGTGCTTGCCAGCGATCTGGTTTTGGAGGTCACCTAGGCGCATCCCATCGCGTCCGGCCTCCCTGGCGGCCTGCAAGGCGGCTGTAATGGCTTCCCGGCATGAGCCCACCAGTTCCACCTCAGGCAGGGGCTCCAGGAGCCCCTGGGCCTCTCTGAGCGAATAGGTGACGACACGTTGGCCATCCATGGACGCGCGATCCTTCAGGAACTCGGCTTTGACGCCGATGCGCTTGCGTTCGACGTTCTGTCCGCCATCGGCGCTGGTTTCGTCGTAGGCAGGTGAGAGGCGGCAGACCATGGAGGGCGCCTCTGCCCATGCCTTGGCGCCGCTGTGGCTGCCCTTCTCGGTGCCGGTATGGGAGACGAACTCAACGCAGCAGTTCAGCGGCTCACAGATCGTGCGGTCGATCAGCGCGATGAAATTGTTCACCGCATCGTTGTCGAGGTAGGAGAATCCACCACCTGCGCACACAGTCTTCACCGAGTCAACGGCCACGTATTTGATGCCGTGCTGCTCAACAAAACGGCGCAGCCTGAGGATGCCTGGCACATCAGCAACCCATGCGTTCATGCCCTGTTCAGTGCATTGGCCCCAGAGGAATAGTCGCGGGTTGGCTGGATCGAGAGCCGGGTGATCGTCGTATTGAAGCTGTTGGATTGTCGTCTTAAGTGCCTGAAGACCTGAGTCTGTGGCGATGATCAATGCAGTGCCGGGTTGGTGTGTGATTGTGCGTCGTTCGATCAGTGAGCGGCCTTCACAAATGGCGATGGCCTTCTCAACGATGAGAGTTGTTTTGCCGCCGCCATAGGAGGCATAAAGGAGCTGAGGTTTGTTGGCGATGATCCAACCATCAGCTGCATATTCGAGCGAGTGAACCAGATCAAGATCAACAGTTGCTGTGTCGCTGCTGGTGGATTGTGGGGTGAGTGCGCGCATGACCGAGGAGATGATCTGGCCATCGCTGCGCTTAAACCGGGTTTTGATCTGAGCGGTGAGCTCGACTTCTGCGTTGAGGTCTGAAAGCCTGTAGGCCTCAACCAGCAGCTCGATCAGGTCGGTGTAGGAGAGCTCAGCAGCTTCTGATGCCTCTTGTGCATCGGCCTTTCGCTGCGCAGGGCTGTAGGCATCAAAGTGCTCTGTGGCCTTGCTGGACTTGTAGCCGTGGTGTTGCGCCCAGTACCAGAAGGTGGAAGCGTTGACGTGTGAGAAGGCAGAGCGTGCCACCTGCCGCACTTCAGCGAAGCGTGGGCTATGGGCTGACATGAAAGCGATGGCATCATCAGCAGTGCCGCCGGCTTCTTCGCAAGCCCTGATGAGGCCCCACATCAGGTTGCGGTAGAAGGGATATTGCTTCTGATTCGGGATTGCCTGCGGGATGTGCTGCAGGGCGTCCTGGATCTCGGAGAGAGAGTGTGATGGGAAGTCGAGGGGCAGGCGGTAAGCGCGGGCCTGGGCCTGCTCTGTGACGACTTGAGGCGAGGGCAGGATTTGCTCGAAGGCCTCGACGGTGTAGGAGCGGCCAGATGGCTGGCCGAGGATCACGGTTTGAGAGTTGGCCTTACCATCGGGCCCCAGGTGCCAGGCGCCGGGCAGGCGCATGACGCGTGATGGGTTCTTGAGGGTGCGATCGGCATCTGCGTACTCGAGGAGGCGTGTCTGCAGATCACGCCAGGTTTCAACGGGTATGGGTGATGTGAATCGCCAGTACAGGTGAGCTGATTTGCCACCGGTCAGAACGATGCAGGATGGATCTGGGAGATTGAGCTCACGCCATGCGGTGATCTGCCATGAGACGTCGCGGTCATCCCATTCGCAGAACAGGGCATTGCATGAGGTGATCTGTGCGTCGGTGTCACCGCCGTTATTGATGACGGTGTAGACGCCGCGGCCTTCCTGCTGCCAGCTGGTGACGGCTGCGGGTGAGAAGGCTGATTTGCGGCCGGTGTCGGTGGATTTCAGCGGGTGTCCTGATGGAAGGAAACCGCGGAGTCGGGTCTCGTGAGGAGGCTTACCTAGGAGGCTGAGAAAGGTTTTTGCGGCGGCTTGGTCGAAGGGCAGCGGGCCGTTGATCGAGGTCATGAAGCCAGAGGGCAAACAGGGTTGGGCATGGCCTGCGAGGGTTTTGCGGGCAGGGCCAGGTATCTGTGATGGCGTGATCGGGGATGGCGTCAGCGACGGCCTTTCGCAGGAGCTGGATCTGCCGGTTGGGACTGGCGTTTGATGGCGTCATCGAGAAGAGAGCGAATGACCTGAGAGCGTGTTGAGGTGTCGCCGGCCTGCTGGTCAAGCCAGTTGAGGATGCGCTCTGGGAGGCGGATGTTGACGGGCTGTGCCATGGGGATCTCAAGCGGGCGCACCGTAGCGATTTGTAGTGGATCGCGCTACGGTTTTAGGGTATCGAGGGCGCCATGAAAAAGCGTGCACACAAACGAGATCAGCAGACCGGAGAGCTAGAACCGATGTGGGCCGGCTACCGGCGGCAGCAGGAGCTGATGGCGCAGACCATGACGCCTGAGGAGATTGCGCAGGCGCAGCGGCGAGCTCTGCTGCTCACCACGATCGGATTAGCGGCTAGTTGGACGCATGGTCCACTGAAGTCAGAACTGGGGCCGTTGTTCGATGAACAGTGAGCTCCTGCCACCGATTGATGGGTTGGTGGCCAATGAAGAGGCGCATCGGTATTGCTTCCGCGGTGACTGGCTGCCGTTCAGCGTCACCGGCGTGATCAGCGACCTAAGCGAGGCGGCACGCAAGCAGATCGCCCGCACAAAGGATGGACCGGACGGTTGGGAGCTTCGGGGTAACACTGTTCACGGCATCCTGGAGCGACACCTGCGGGGCATCGCCAGCGGCGGCTTGCAGGGTGTGGTGTTTGAGGAGCGATGGACGCCATGGGCCGAGCCGCTGCTCGATTATTGGCTGTTTCGTGACTGCACGGTGCTGGCCGTGGAGTATGCACTCTGCGATCCTTTCAAGCGTGTTGGAGGGTGCGTCGACTTTTTAGTGCGCACAGCGCAGGGGCAAACGATCCTCGGCGACTTGAAGACGGTGAGCACCGCTGCGGCTTTGAAGTCGAGGAAGCCTGCAACTGCGCAGCTGGGGGCCTATGCCTCGATGTTGTGCCACTGGTGGCCGACGATCACGATCGACCGCTGCGCGACGCTGGTGGCTGCGCCTGGCGAGTGCGAGCTGAAGGTGCAGGAGCCTGCCTGCTGCATCGCGGCATGGGAGGAGGCCTGGGAGAAGCACCAGGCTGAGGAACTGTTGCGGGGCTTCTGATGGCACAACCGGACTGGATCGCGATCTTCACCAAGCATCCCGAGCTGACACCGCCGGGATATGACGCCACGTTTCTGGAGATGATCGACCGGCCATGGGTGCCGCCAGAACGCCGCGGCCATACCAGCAGCAGTACCGGCCCAAATCGATTCCCGAGCCTCAAGCACGGGGCCGATTGACACGTATTGGCATGGTATGCCATACTGGCCAATACGAGGGGAGCGGCCCACTCGCAAAACTCAACCGCCGGCCGAACAGCGCACACGAGGCCGTAAAACCCGAGCGCAACAGGGCCTGAATAAGCCCGCATCGCCGGTTGGCCCGG